TTCTCAACGGTCGATGATGATAACAGCGTAAACATTCAAGTAACAGGTAATACATTATCTATTAGTATTGGTAGCGTAGGAATTATAGCTGATTCAGTTGTAGAGAATGTTGACCCTAATAGATTAACTTTAGGTGCCGGAACTCTTACAATTTCAGGAGATGCTAATTTTGCTGTTACAGGTAATGCAACTGCATTAAGTTTAGGTACTATTACAGTTACAGCAGATGCTAATACGTCGGTTACTGGAAACTCATTGACCTTATCGACTGGAAGTGTTACAGTAACAGGAACAGCAAACGTTACTCCAACTGGAGCAGCATTAACATTAAACACAGGAGAACCCGGTGTTATTACTTGGAATGATATTATTCCTGGTGTAAACATGACTTGGACAGAAATAGAACCTTATTAATATGGCATCATCTTACTCAACAGATTTAAAATTAGAACTCGTAGCCACTGGTGAGAAAGCTGGTTTATGGGGATCTATCACTAATACTAACTTACAAATTTTAGAACAAGCAGCTAGTGGTTATCTTTCTTTAAGTGTAGCTAGCTCTGATGTAACTTTAGCATTAGATAACGGAGGCGAGTCTAATGGAAAAAATTTATACTTTAAATTAACAGGAACTTTAGCAGGCAACAGAACATTAATAATGCCTAACAATGCTGAAAGAGTTTTTATAATTGAAGATGCAACAGACAGAACTACAGCTAACAAATATACATTAAGTGTTAAAGCCACAAGTGGAACACCCGTACCTATTCCTGTTGGAGCAGTCATGCTTCTTAAATCAGATGGCACTAATGTGACCAAAGCTATTACAGAAAAATCATATTTTACAATTACATCTTCTTCAATCACAGCCTATACTGCAGTTGCAGGTGATCAACTTTTAATCAATACCACTCAAACAACTGTTACAATTACCTTACCTGCATCTCCTGCAGTAGGGGATGAAGTAGTAATAATTGATGCAAGAGGAACCTTTGGTTCTAACAACGTAACTGTTAATAGAAACGGTCAACCTATTAATTCAGGTACTAATAATTTAGCTTTAGCAACCAACGGCCAAGCCATAACTTTAGTATACATAGATTCTACAAGAGGCTGGGCTTACAAAACGAATACAGCATAGGGGCTAACAAATGGCTCTTTTTGAACTTACTCTTAGTCCTGGCATTGATAAACAAACAACTCCAGTTGGTGCAATAAACCGTTGGATTGATTCAGATAATGTAAGATTTAGATACGGATTACCAGAAAAAGTAGGTGGATGGGCTTCTTTACTTACAGACACTATTTGTGGTGTAGCTAGACAACAACATGCTTTTGTTGATTTAGAAGGTAATCGTTACGTTGCAATTGGTACTGATAAATTTTTACTTTTATATTTTGAGGGTCAACTTCATGACATTACTCCTTTTCGTACAGACAATGCAGGAGCTCAAATTACTTTTACATCATCAACATTAGCAACAAATAGTACCTCAGTTAAAACATGTACTATCACAACTACATCAGCCCATGATTTAATTGAAGGAGACATGATTGTATTGAACTCGGTGACATTACCTGGCGGTACAGGTTTATCTGCGTCTGATTTTGAAGACAAACTATTTCAAGTTTTAACTGTTCCAACTAACACAACTTTTACAATTAATTCTTTAAATCAAGCAACAGGTGCTGTGTCTACAGGTGGATCTATGATTGTTGAACCATATGAATCTGTGGGTCCTGCACAACAAACTTATGGTTATGGTTTTGGTATCTCTACTTATGGTGGAGTTTTATCTGGAGCATTGGCTAATACTTTAAATGGAGCTTTGGCTGCAAACACGTCGGGTAATAATGGTTCGAGTACAGAAATTACACTAGCTTCTACTGCTGGATTTCCTCCAGTTGGAACAGTTGCTATTGGAGATGAATTAATTACATACACAGGAATTACTAGTCCTAAATTAACAGGTATTGGCAGAGCAGCAAATGGTACTACTACAGCGGTTCACAATAATGGAGTAGTGGTCACAAATGCAACAGATTACTCTGGTTGGGGTTCAGCCGTAGAAGCATCGGGAGTAACCCTAGAACCTGGACTATGGTCGCTTAGTAACTTTGGTCAAGTATTGGTTGCAACTGTTGCTAATGGTAAAACATTTACTTGGAACTCTGGTATTGCTGCAAGGTTGTCTACTAGAGCTTCTACTTTAACTACTGGTTTTAAAACTGCAATAAATACAACAACAGATGTTGGAAACCCTACTGCATCTAGACTTACTTTAATATCTCCAACAACACGACACTTGATTCATTTTGGAACAGAAACAGATATCGGTGATACTACAACTCAAGATAATATGTTTATTAGATTCTCGGATCAAGAAGCTATTAACAATTACACAATTCAAGCTACCAATACTGCAGGTTCTCAAAGACTTCAAGATGGTACAAAAATTGTAGGTAGTATTGTTGCTAAAGAAAACATACTAGTGTGGACAGACAATGCTTTGTACACTATGAAATTTGTTGGAGCCCCATTTACATTTGGGTTTGAACAAGTTGGAACTAACTGTGGTTTAATTGGTAAGAATGCAGCTATTGAAATTGATGGTGTTGCTTACTGGATGTCTAATAATGGTTTCTTTGCATACGATGGTACTGTTAATTCTTTATCATGTAGTGTTGAAGATTATGTTTATAATGATTTTGATACAACAAAAGGACAACAAGTCTATGCTGGAATAAATAATTTATACACTGAAGTTGTTTGGTATTACCCTACAGCAAGTTCTGAATTTAATAACAGATATGTAGTTCACAACTATGGTGAAGGAAAAGACATCCCTATGGGTAATTGGTACACAGGAACCAATAGTAATTCTATAAGAACTACATGGTGGATTCTTTAATCTATCCAAAACCATATGCTACAGCTTATGACAACACAGCAACTGGGACTTTTCCAAGTGTCATTGGTTCAACTGGTTTAGGCCAGACTGTATATTTTGAACATGAGACAGGAACAGATCAAATTAATCCTAATGGAACAACTACAACTTTAACCTCTTTTATACAATCGTTTGATTTTGCATTAAACACACAAGAAGGTCCAGGGCAATTTATGTTGTCAATGGGTAAATTTTTACCTGACTTTAAGACATTAGCTAATCAAGTAAAGTTAACTATATTAGTACAGACTATCCTCAAACAATTTCTACGGATACTGCTTTAAGTCCTTTTACTGTTGACTCTACCACTACATTTGTTAGTACTAGGTCTAGAGGAAGGTATGCTAGTTTAAAAATAGAAAACACTGATTCTGGAGAAAATTGGCGTTATGGAACCTTTAGAGCTGAAGTAAAACAAGATGGACAAAGGTAATGACAAAAATTGTAGTTAGATTACCAGAACCTAAAAAAGAATATACAGAAGATAACCAAAGACAAATCAACAGAGCTTTGTCTACAGTTGTTGAACAATTAAACTCTACGTTCTTAACACAATTAAAAGAAGACTCAGAACGATACACTTGGTTTGGATTAGGATAACATGGCAAATATTTATAAAAATGCAAAACTAGATTTAACAACTAATAATGTTACGACTTTGTATACGGTGCCTTCAAACTCTAGGGCTATTGTAAAAGCTGTTTTAGTTAGTAGTGATAATGGAAGTGCTACTACTCTTACTCTAGATTTATTTGCTGGTGACCCAGCAAGTGCTGCTAAGTTTACTATATTTAATGTCGAAGCAATTGGGGCTAATGAAAGCAAACAATTATTAACAGAACCATTAATTATGTTAGAGAATGAAGTATTACAAGTAACCGCTGCAGACGCAAATAGATTATTTGTAGTAGCATCAATATTAGAAATTAACAGAGAGGATAAATAATGTCGTTTATAGAAACAAAAGCATCAGTTAGATACGAAGTAATTGATGGTAAAGAAGTACCAATTATTACACCTGAATGCGAAGTAACTTTAACTAACACACTTACAGGAAAAGAATATAACTCTGACTCAGAAGCATTAGCAGATGTACAAGACGCTAATACAGACACTAAACCAGAACATGTTCGTAGAGACGTAAAAATAACTGTAGAAAGCATTCCTTTGGGTGCTGCTACTAATATATTCTAGATTGACTATGGACAAAAAACTTTGTAAAACAGTACTTTCAGGTGAAATCCCTGCTATTTTAATATATAATATGTTCAG